GAGCAAGATTTAGCAGCAAGAGAACTTTTAAAGGTTATGGAAGCAGAGTTAGGTCAAGCACCTAGGAATGTTCCAGAAGAAGAATTACCACTTAACAGCGAAGAGTTTCAATTATACATGCAGCTTAATTATAAGCAAGGTATAGAAATAGCAGAAGAACAAGCTATTAATAATGTTTTTTTAACTAATAAATATAAAAACATTAAAAAACGTATTGATTATGATTTAGCTACTATAGGTATTGGTGCTGGTAAATGTACGTTTAATAATACTGATGGTATAAAATTAAACTATGTTGATCCAGCTAATTTAATATGGTCTTATACTGAAGATCCTGATTTTGCTGATTGTTATTATTTTGGTGAAGTTAAAAGAGTAAAATTAAATGAATTAAAAAAAGAGTTTCCTGAAACTTCTAATGAAGAGTTTAGAGAACTTGCAAGACAAAGCTATGACTGGACTTCTTACAACGATAACACTAATGCTCAAAACAATAACGATGACAATATTGTTTCGGTACTATATTTCAATTGGAAAACTTGGGAAAATAACGTATATAAAATAAAAGAAACATCTACAGGCGCAAATAAAGCTATTAAAAAAGATGACACTTTTGATCCACCAAAAGATCAAAGATCTAGATTTGAAAAAGTAGCTGAAGCTGTAGAAGTAGTTTATGAAGGTGTTTTAATATTAGGTTCTAATACTTTATTAAAATGGGAAAAGGCTTCTAACATGATAAGGCCTAATTCTAATACTAATTTAGTATTAATGAATTATGTTGTTAGTGCGCCTAGAATATATAGAGGTGCTATAAATTCTTTAGTTTCTAAAATGATGCCTTATGCTGATTTAATTCAGTTAACGCATTTAAAAATGCAACAAGCTATACAAAAAATGACACCTTCAGGGGTTTATTTAGATGCAGATGGTTTAGCTGAAATTGACTTAGGCAATGGTACTAACTATAATCCGCAAGAAGCATTAAACATGTACTTTCAAACAGGATCTATTATAGGTAGATCGCTTACTGTAGATGGAGAACAAAACATAGGTAAAGTACCTATTACAGAATTACCAGGCGGTGGCGGTGGTCAAGTTCAAATACTTGTTGGCGCTTACAATCAGTACATACAAATGATGCGTGATATAACTGGTTTAAATGAAGCTAGAGATGGTTCTGATCCAGATCCAAAAGCATTAGTAGGTGTACAAAAATTAGCTGCAGCAAATAGTAATGTGGCAACAAGACACATATTAGACAGTAGCATGTCTATAACAACAAGACTTGCTGAATCTATAGCTTTAAGGTTTAAAGATGTTTTAGAATATCATCCAACTAAAGAAGCTTTTATAAGTGCTATAGGTCCATTTTCAGTAGGATCTTTAGAAGAAATGAAAAACATGCATTTGCATGATTTTGGTATATTCTTAGAACTTGAACCAGACGAAGCAGAAAAAGCTATGTTAGAAGCTAACATACAAGCAGCGCTAAGTCAAGGTAGTATATTTTTAGAAGATGCAATTGATGTTAGAGAAATAAAAAATGTTCAATTAGCAAATCAACTTCTTAAATATAGAAGAATTAAGAAACAACAAGTAGATCAACAGCAAGCTCAGGCAGCTAGCGCAGCACAAGCTGAAGCACAAGGCCAAGCACAGGTTGTTGTTGAAAACGCTAAAGCTCAAGCCGAGCAAGTTAAAACAGAATCTAAAATACAATACAGACAAGCTGATATTGAGTTTGAAATTAAAAAACTTGAAGTAGAAGCTAGAACAAAAAGAGAATTAATGCAATTTGAATATGAGTTAAATGTTCAATTAAAAGAATTAGAATTAAAAGCTCAAAAAGAATTAGTAGAAAAACAAAGTGAAACTCAAAAAGACGTTGCGGCAATGAAAACCTCAACAGCAAGTTTATCTGGACCACCGGATAGTGGTAAGCCAGCTAAATCATTTGAATCAAAAGGTAATGATGTACTAGGCGGTATTGATTTATCTAGGTTTGAACCAAGATAAAAAACAATTAATTATTATATTATATTATGGAAGAAAAAGTACAAGTAGAAGTTATGCCAGATGCAGACACAAGTCAGCAAAGTCAAGAAGAAACTGTTTTAGAACAAGCAGTTGAAAAAGGAGAAGTAAGTCAAGAGTTTGGTTTACAAGACGATGGTGTATATAAAATAAATTTAGATGAACCTTTAAAAACAGAAGAAGATGCCGTTCAGGAGCGAAAAACAGAGAAGGTATCTGTGGATGAACCATCCGGAGATAGCAAAGAGGTGGACAGCGAAGTACGGGTCGAACCCAGTAAAGAAGAAACTAAAGAAGAACAGCAAGAAGAAAAAGAAGAAGAAGTAGCTGATGTACCAGATTCTCCATTAGAATTAATAAAAGATGAAGAGGTTGAAGAAGAAAAAACAAAACAACCTGAGTTAGCACAAGAAAAGATTGTTGAAACTAAAGAAAAAGTTTTACCAGAAAATATTGATAAACTAGTAAAGTTTATGGAAGAAACGGGCGGTACAGTTGAAGACTATGTTAGTCTCAATCGTGATGTTTCTAAAATGGACAATACAAGTTTATTAAGAGAATACTATAAACAAAGTAAACCCCATCTTGATTCAGATGATGTAGAATTTTTATTAAACAAAAATTTTGGATATGATGGAGACGCGGACGATCCGCAAGAAATTAAAGCTAAGCAATTAGCTTTTAAAGAAGAACTATTTAATGCTCAGAATCATTTCAATTCTAGTAAGGATAAATATTATGCTGATCTTAAGTTAAGAAAGCAAAATGATATGTCTCCAGAACAACGCGAAGCAATCGAGTATTATGATAGTTATAAGCAACAAAAAGCTGAAAGTGAGGTTAAAATAAATGAATTTAAACTACAGACTGATAAAGTTTTTAACAATGATTTCAAAGGTTTTGATTTTAAGGTTGGTGAAAACAAATATAGGTATAAAGTTGATAACCCACAGAAAGTAAAGGAATTTCAATATTCTATTAATAATTGGATTGAAACACATTTAGATAAGAGCGGTAACATAAAAAATGTACCTAATTATCATAAGGCTTTATTTACTGCACAAAATGCGGATAAAATAGCTGGACACTTTTATGAGCAAGGACGAGCTGATGCTATAAGAGAAAGTGCAAAAAAAGCAAAAAATATAAATATGGATCCTAGAAAAGACAACGCTTCAATGCCAAAAAATAATACATCTGGAATACGAGCTATTTCAAATAATAATGATAATCCTAATAAGTTGCGCGTTAAATGGAATAAATAATACTTAAAATCAAAACAAATGGCTTTTACAGGCGGTATACCCGCACCATTACAACCCACGCAAACAAAAAATATGTATGCTGGGAATTACATTAACTTCACTGATACAAATTTTGCACAGTGGGGACAACAATTTTTACCTGATGTATACGAAAAAGAAGTAGAACGATATGGCAATAGAACTATCGGAGCTTTTTTACGTATGGTATCAGCGGAAATGCCTTCAGCTTCTGACCAAATCATATGGACAGAACAAGGAAGATTACATACTAGATACGTAGGATGTTTACATGTGGCTAATAACGCAGCAACAGCTGCAGTAGCAGGAAATGCAGCAACAGCTGGTGGTAATGTACAACACTACAACGTACCTGCAGCAGCTCAAACGGCAGTTGAAAGCAGCGGAAGTACAACTCAAAAAACTACACAAGTTAATTTTAGAATAGGACAAACAGTAATGATCCAAAAGCAATCAAGCGCTACATCAGCGGTTGGAGCAGCTGGGGCACCTGTTGTTAAAGGTGTAGTAACTTTTGTTAGTGCTCAGCATTTTTCAATTAAAACTTACGGTGGAGTTCCAGCTATTATTACAGCTGATCGCTTTACTGTTATTGCTTACGGTTCAGAATTTGCAAAGGGAACATCAAGTTTTACTGGTAAATTAGATCCTAGCTATGCTACTTTTGCTAATTCGCCAATTATCTTAAAAGAAAACTATTCTATCAATGGATCTGACACAGCTCAGATTGGTTGGATTGAAGTTACTTCTGAGAACGGTGCTAATGGTTATCTTTGGTATATGAAATCAGAGCATGAAAATAGACTTCGTTGGGAAGACTACTTAGAAATGTCTATGGTTGAAGGTGAATTACAGAACGGAACAGGTGCTGTATTAGGATATGGATCAACTCAAACTGCTAAAGGTACTGAAGGTTTCTTTGCTTCATTAGAAGCTCGTGGAAACGTTTACTCTGGATTTGGAGCGCAAGCTGCAGGTGGTGGAGCATTAACTGACTTTGATGCAGTTCTTAAGCAATTAGATAAGCAAGGTGCTATAGAAGAAAATATGCTTTTCTTAAATAGAAATCTTTCTTTAGAAATTGATGACATATTAGCACAGCAAAATGGAGCTTACGCTGGTGGTACTTCTTATGGAGTATTCAACAACGATGAAGATATGGCACTTAATTTAGGTTTCTCTGGTTATCGTAGAGGTTCTTATGACTTTTATAAGACTGACTGGAAATACTTAAATGACTGGGCTACTCGTGGAGGTTTTGGCGATATTGAAGGTGTATTAGTACCAGCAGGTACTTCTACTGTTTATGACCAACAATTAGGTCAAAATATCAAGCGTCCATTTTTACACGTTAGATATAGAGCTTCAGAAGTTGACAATCGTAAAAACAAATCTTGGGTAACAGGATCTGTTGGAGGCGCAGCTACAACTGATGTTGATGAAATGAGAATGAACTACTTAAGTGAAAGATGTCTCATTACACAAGCGGCAAATAACTTTGTGTTATTCAAAGACGCTTAATTTTTTAACTACAGGATACGGGCTCTTCGGAGCCCAGTATTCTTATTTTATATTATTTAATCATGACTACAACAATAACAAAAAAACAAGTGTCTAGAGTTTCTCCTTTAGAAAAAAATTGGGAAATAAAAGACAGAACATACGTATTAACTAACAATAGAGCTCCTATAACTTGGACAATACAAACAAAAGGTTCTCCTCGTAATCCATTATTATGGTTTAATGAGTCTACTGGTGAAAATAGAGAAATAAGATTAGCCTCTAATTTTCCGAGTATTTTTGTTGATGAACAAAAAGGACAAGCACTTTTAGAACATATTATATTTGAAGAAGGTGTTATATTTGTACCAAGAAATAAACAAAACGTTCAAAAATTAATGTCTATATATCACCCTTTAATAGGTGTTTTATGGGAAGAAATTGATGATGTAAAGGATGCTGAAGATGAAGTTGATTATGTTGAACATGAATTACAAGCATTGAATCTTGTTAATGAATTAGATATAAGTCATTTAGAAGCTATAATGAGAACAGAATTAGGTTCTAATGTTTCTAGATCTTCTTCTAAAGAATTAAAAAGAGATGCATATCGTTTTGCAAGAAATAATCCTAAGCTATTTATAGAATTAAGCGAGGATGAAGATTTGCAATTACGTAATTTAGCCAATAGAGCAGTTGAATCAGCTATTATTAAATTAACAGATAATAATACTGTATTTAAATTTCCTAATGGTAAAAAAATAATGACAGTTCCATTTGAGCAAAACGCTTATGGGGCTTTAGCACAGTATTTTAAAACCGATGAAGGTTTAGACTTGATGAAGTCTATTACTAAAAAACTAAGCTAGAAAACATGATATAGAGTGAGAAATCAACTCTATATCAACAACATTAATAATAAAAAAAATAAATGGTAAATATAAACACTGTATATCAAGCGGTTCTTGTTATTACTAACAAAGACAACAGAGGCTACATAACCCCTGAAGAGTTCAATAGTTTAGCAACTCAAGCTCAAGAATCTATATTTGCTAGTTATTTCATGAGAGAAATGACTTATGAAATGCAAACTGGTGGTAGTAACGTTGATAGTGATTTTTCAAATCCAACATTAACTGTTGCTCAAAAAATAAATGCATTTTATAAACTACATACGCCAACTTTAACAAATGGTATATATCCATATCCTGCTGATTTTTATAAATTAGGAGTAGTAAATGTTAATAATATTGTCGCTGATTATTCATCTCATGAAGACGCTAAATACATAAACTTATCACCATTAACTTATCCAGTTCCTACTCAACCAGTATATACTTTAGCATCTAACGGTGTAAAGGTTCTACCATCGAGTGTAACTACTGGTGTTACTTTTGATTATTTATCAAAACCAACTAGGCCAAAATGGGGTTATATTTTAAATGGAACTATACCTTATTATGATCCAACTGTTTTTGATCCATCAACAGATAGTTACGATACAAATGCTAAGTCTTATAATTTTGAATTAGATCCATCAGAACAATCAGAATTAATAATTAGGATACTAGCGTATGCAGGTGTTGTAATTAAACAAGCTGATGTAGCTCAATTTGCATTAGGAAGAGAACAAAAACTTGAAACAACTGAACAATAATGGCAATATCAAGAAAACCTTTAGACGTAGATAATTACTCAGCATTAGATGGAGGAAATGGTACAGATATACCAGGATCATACAGAAGAACAAATATAAATGATATTATAAATAACTTTATGGTAGCTTTTGTTGGTGATGGAAAAACATTAACAAAGGTGCCTAGATATGAAGTTGCATTTTGGGCTCAAAGAGCAGTACAAGAATTTAGCTTTGATGTTTTTTATTCTGAAAAAGCAATAGAAATACAATTAAGTTCTACATTACAAATGTCTTTGCCGTCTGATTATGTTAATTATGTTAGTTTTTCTTTTACTGACAAATATGGTAACATGAGGCCTATAATGCCATCTCAAACAACTAAACCAAACAATGGCGTTGCTCAAGACGAAAACTATCAATATCTTTATGATCAAACAGGTAATATAGTATTTGCAGAAACATCAGATACAATAGATCGTTATCAAAAAGCAATATCACTTTTAACAGTTGAAGAGCTGTCTAGTTATTACATTGGATATTATAATAGTATATATGGCCCAGAAAACATAGGAGGTATGTGGGGTCAAAGGTATGGATTGACACCTGAGCTTGCTAACATGAACGGTACTTATGTTTTAGATTTAACAGCTGGACAAGTTTACTTTAGCTCTGGCTTTCAAGCTAATGACTTAATTACGCTAAGATATATTTCAGATGGATTAGGTGAAAACGGAGATTTTTCTAATGTTTTTGTACCTAAGTTAGCACAAGATGCTGTGATGGCATCTATGCTTTATAACTTAACTAAATTAAGATCTTCTACTATACAAATATCTGCTTTATACAAAAAAGAAGCAGCAGCTAAAATGCGTAATGCAAAAATTAGATTATCTAATATGAAGCTTCCTGAGATGACTCAAATATTTAGAGGTAAATCTAAATGGATTAAACACTAATAAATTAGTATGCCAGAAATTAAAAGAATGTTCAACGGTGGCCGAATGAATCGAGATCTAGATGATAGGTTAGTGCCAGCTGGTGAATATAGAGAAGCATTAAATATAAATGTAGGTAAATCAGAAAGTGCCGACATGGGTGCTATTGAAAATTTACTAGGTAATATTCAAGTTGCATCTTCAGGTATAACTGGTGGATCATGTATAGGTTCTTATAGAAGCAATAGTGATGATAGAATATACTTTTATGTAACTTCAAATGATTCTTATGATGGAAGTAATGGTGGAGAGCACGGTATTTTTTCTTACGATCAATCATCTAAACAATTAAGAACTTTAGTTAGTGGTTTATCATTAAATTTTCATAAAGATTTTAAAATATCAGGTATTAACTTAGTTGATGATCTTTTATTTTGGACAGATAATCGTAATCCACCTAGAAAAATAAACGTTGTAAGAGCAGTAAATGATCCTACATATTATACAGCTGGCGCTTTTGATAACTTAGCTTCAGTAGCTAAGTTTGCACCATATGAATCACCAACTGTTTTAGCGGTAGGTTCAAATGACGAACAAGGCCAACCAATAACATCTAACTTTTTAGAAGATAAAATGGTTAGATTTTCATATAGATGGAAATTTGACGATGGTGAGTATAGCACATTAGCACCTTTTAGTACAACTATATTTTCAAGACTAGGTAATCCTGATACAATATCTACAAGCATTAATGACTTTGGAGAAATAGAAACATTTGTAAATGCTATAAAATCTGTTCAATTACAAATACCTACTCCAGCCGGATATGGTATCACTCAAGTTGAATTAATATATAAAGAAACAGGATCTAGTGCATTGTATGTTGTTGAAGATAAGCCTGTTGCAGGTGAAACATCTATAAACTTTTTCTATGCATCGCAAGATCCATTTAGAACTTTACCAAGTGATCAATTAACAAGAGTATATGATGCTGTTCCTAGAATAGCTCAATCTCAAGAATTAGTAGGTGCTAGATTAGTTTATGGTAATTTTTTACAAAATTATAACATACCTAATATAAACTTTAGTGTAAGTAGAACTGGTGAAGATTCATCAAGAATAAGCTGGGGGCCAGGTAAAAATCCTTTGTCTTTAAAATCAAGAAGAACATATCAAATAGGTATTGTTTTAGCCGATAAATTTGGTAGACAATCGCCTGTGATATTATCAAACTCAGGCGGTGATACTGTTTTTATAGATCCAAAAGCGGGTTCAGCTGATTCAACAACTGCATTTAATGCCTTAAGAATTGTTTTTGCAGATGCTGCAAACGAAATACCTTCTTGGGCCTACTCATATAGAGTTGTTGTTAAACAACGTGAACAAGAATATTACAATTGGATATCAGGCGTGTCATCAGCTAATACTGTTGAAAGATTAGGTGATAGTCAAAATAAAATACCAAGAGATCAAACAGCTGCTATACCACCAAGTACTTCAGCTACAATATCTCCATGTGATGTATCTGTTTATCCTAAATACGTAGGAGGTCAAAATATATTTTCTCCAACATACGGAGCATTACAGTCAATACAAGCTATAGCTAATCCAACAGGCACAGCATCTACAACTACAGTTAATAATTCTGGCGTAGGCGTAACATCTGGTATATGTGTTTTTGAAACGCAACCAGTAGAGTCTGATTTAGATATATTTTATGAAACATCTACAGGTGGTTTAGTATCATCTATAACAGGTGTAGCAATAAACATAGATTTTTTTAATTCTTATTTATTAGACTTTAATCCAACTGGATCAGGAGCACATATAGAATTAAATAGACTAAGAGCTGCTTTTAATGAAACGTTTTTTGATGTAGGCGTTAGAGCTTATGTTGTTCAAGAAAACTTTGCAGAAGAGCTAAGGTTTAACACTCTAATACACTCTAGTGGACTTTTTAATTCTAGAACAGGTATTAACTATATAAATCAATTTAATGAGTCTGAAGGCGGTTTAACAATATCAGTAGATCCACAAGACGGAGCTATACAAAAACTAGCTGCAGACGATACTCAACTTTTAATATTTCAAGAAGATAAAATATCTAGATCACCTATTGATAAAGATTTTATATATTCAGCTGAAGGTGGTCAAATACCTGTAACTAGTAATACACAATTTTTAGGTACAGTTGCACCTTATGCAGGTAGATTTGGAATATCTCAAGATCCATTATCATATGCTGAGTTTGGCTTTAATAAGTACTTTACAGATAAAAACAATGGTACTGTATTAAAATTAACACCTCAAGGTATACAAGAAATATCTAGTATAGGTATGGCTGACTTTTTTAGAGACGCATTAAAAGCTTCAACAAGTATTGTTGGTAGTTATGATGAATACTCTAGCTTATTTATGTTAACAATAGTTGGTCAAGGCCTTGATGGTAACGAAGATACAAACGTAGGCACAGCTGCAGATGGATATTTAACATTAGCATTTGACGAAAACTCTCAAGGCTGGAGCAGCTTTAGATCTTTTAATCAAGAATCAGGCTTAAGCTTAAATAATACTTATTACACATTTTTTACAGGTAACCTATGGAAACATAACGATCCAACGGTTGGTTTTAGAAATAACTTTTATGGCTTAGGCACTCAACCATCATATGTTGAACCTATATTTAATGAATCTCCTTCTACTATAAAACAATTTAACACTATAGGTTATGAAGGATCGACTGGTTGGACGTTAGACTTTATTGAAACAGATGTTTCTAGTATGGGTACATTGCCCACACCTGCAACAATAATATCTACATCGTTACAAATAATAGGTACAGCTGTAAATGGTAGTGTTACAGGTGAATCAACATTAATTGGTAAACAAAGCGATGTTATAACTTGGATAATAACAGCAAGACCTATAAGTTCTGCTTATAATTTTATTTTACCTACAGATATAACTCTTTCAGGTAATACAAGTTTAAGTGTTATAAATCCAACTAGTTTAACCTCTGAAGGTAATATAGTATTTAGGGTTTCTTACACTGTTGGAAGCACAGACTCTATTCAAACAATAAATGTTGGTGGTGTAGGTGCTGTGTTAGCTAACTTACCTGCTTTATTAACAATAAATACAGATGATGCTGTAACGTTCTCAGATCTTACACCCGCATCTCAAGTATTTAATAATGCTGGAACAGGTCAAGCTCAATTTACTTTATTAGCGGAAGATGGATATTATATAGATCCAAGCAATGTAACTTTAGATACATCGGGAATATCTTCATTCAACCCTGTTTTACCTCCCGCAACAACAAGAGCAACAGCTCCACTGCCTGCGATAGCTAATAATAAAGACAATGCAGTATATACTTATAATTTAACCGTGCCAGCTTTACCAGCTTCAGGAACAGTTGATGTAACTGGAACTGCAACAGCTAAAACAGATTTAACATGGATATCTCCTACTCTTGCTAGTAATATTGCGTTTAATGCTCCATATGTTGGTACATATAAAATTTCACCTTTTGATACAGTAAATATCACTGCAACTATAACTTATACAAATATACCTGCAACAGATACTATGGTTTCAGATAGTGCTCAATTTGCTTTAACACAACAGTCTGGAGGTTCATCAATAGCGTCTACAACTACTTCTGTTATAGATGCGGGAACAAATTTTAATGCAGCTTATAGTGTTAAGTTAACAAATCCAACTACAGCTAGTATAATAGCTATAACAACAGTTAGCGGAGGACCGGAAACAGCTGTTGTAAACTCAGTAGGATTACCTCAATTTGCAGCCACAGGATCATCACCACAGAGTGTTTCTTCATTAAGCAACGTAAGCACAAGATTAGAAACATCAGATAATTGGATATTAATCAATGGATCTAATGCTTCTCCTGTTAACTTTAATCCAGAAACAAATTTTACTGTTAGTGTTGCGGATAACAACACGGGTGTTCAAAGAAGTGGTACTATTACAATTATTAATACAAACGCAAGAATATCACCAGCATTACCAAATGGATCTGTAACAATAATTCAAAACGCATAATATGGCTATAGTAAATTTTCCTTTTCAAGAAAAAGAAGGCAAGTATTTTGCACCTATAAGTTCGTCAGAACCTAACTATAAAGTTGTAGGTGGATCTTTAGTTCAAACAGATAACAAGATTGTGGGTGGAATAAAAGGTGCTTACGCTTCAGTAAGACTTACACTTCCTGTTCCAGCCGCAGCTAGTTATGCTGAACTATTTGCAATAAACTCAGAGTCAGTGTACTCTTCACAATAAATATTATTAAATGACTGAAATAATTAAATCAAATAAAGAATTAGAAATACCTTGGAAAGAAAAAGTTTTAAATTTATCTAAATCACTTTTAAGCAGGGTAGATGGTAGTAATATAGTAGGTAATAACGGAAGAGCTGTAAGAGAAGGAAGTAAAGAAACAGTTACAACAGAGCATGAATTTTTACCAGGTATTTATGTAAGAAGAATGATAATGCAGAAAGATTCAATAGGTATAAGTCTTATACATAAAAGAAAACACGGTTGGTTTCTTTTAAAAGGATCTATAACAGTTGTTGATGCTAAAGGTGAAAATTATTACGAAGCCCCTCACTATGAGGTATCAAAAGCAGGAACACAAAGAGTAATATATGCACATGAAAAAACAGTTTTTCAAAATATATTTAAAAATCCTAAAGATACAAAAGATCTAGATGTTTTAGAAGATTACCATTATGCATACACTCATGAAGAATTTGAAAAATATATTAATAAAAAAATAGATGATTAGTTTGATAGAAAATCTAAGTTTAATAGAACATCTNGATGATTAGTTTGATAGAAAATCTAAGTTTAATAGAACATCTTAGTTCTGACCCTGAAATATTAAAAGGTAGTGGTTTAGTCACCGCTGCGGCTATATCAGGAGGTGTTGCTTTAGTTAAAATGGGTATATCTGCTTTAGGTATAGGTAAAAAGAAAAAAGAAAAAAAAGCTAAGGAAGATGCTTTAAATAAAAGAATGGCTGATGTAGAAGCGATGGAATTTACAAATGCTTATAAAGATATTTCTGGAGCTTCTTATGATATTGAAAAAGCTGAAATAGCAGAATTAGGCGCCGCAAATCAATTAGGAGATGCTAAAGGTTATAAACCTGGAGAAATAGGTACAGCAAAAGGCTATACTGCAGGAGGTTATACGGGTGAAGGATATACTAGCGAAGGTTACACGGCTCAAGGTACAAACATTGGACAATTACAAAGAGGCGCTAATACAGGTTTAACAAATACCATGAACAATCTACAGGTTTCTACAGCAGCCGCTGAAATGCAAGCTCAAGAAGCAGATCAAGCTTTAGCTGCCTCACAAGATTTAGCTGCTCAAGCTGGTACTGGTGCTGGTGGTGCTACTGCTTTAGCTGCTGCAGCTGCAAAATCTAAACAAGGAGTTGCTTCTAGTATTGACCAACAAGTTAAACAAAACGAAATGTTAAGAGCTCGTGGTGAAGGAGAATTACAAAGAGCACAATTAGCTCAAGGCAATTTAGCATCACAGTTTGACTTAGGCCAATCACAGTTTAACGTAGGCGCCGTAAATCAAGCTGCTCAGTTTGGTGCTCAAGCCGCTAATCAAGCATCTCAATTTGGCGCTGATGCAAGAAATCAGGCTAATAGATTTACAGCAGACGCAAAAAATCAAGCAAGTAGATTTAAAGCGCAAGCGCAAAATCAATTTGCTCAAGCTCAATTTAATGCAGATAATGCAGCTGGTCAATTTAGCGCAGGTCAAGAAAATCAATTTAGTATGGCTAATATAGCTTCACAAAATCAGTTTGGTTTAGCTGCTTTTGGTGCTGAAAACAGTATGAATCAATTTAATGCTGCTAATCAAACTAATGCAAACAAATATATTGCTGATTCACAATTTAAAGCAGATCAATTGGTTGCTGGCGGTGATCAAACTGTTCAACAAATGCAATATAGACAATTATCAGATTTAGCATCTGTAGCTGGAGGACAATCAGCCGGTGCTAATGCAGATTTAAATCAACAAAGAGCTCAAATTTTAGGAGCAGCAGGAGGAGTAGCCGATGCAGTAGGCAATGTTGCAACTAATATGTACGCCCCGCCACCACCAGTGAAGACTGGTACTTGATTGGTGTTGATTAAATATTAAGATTTAAAACAATAATAATAGTAAATATAATATGGCAATTTCATGGGATTATATGGCTGGAGTTAAAGGAACTCAAGCCGGTCAAAAAGCAGCTGCACAATCAAATTTAGCAACACGTCAAAATTACGCTAGTAATATTTCTAATATAAAAGCGCAACAAAGGCAATTAGAACAAGAGAAAATTGCAGCTGAAGCGCAAGAGGCCGCAATAGAGCAATCAGACGCGTTAACTTATCAAACGTTTAATGACGGAAGTCAAAAAGATAGTTTTGCTGGATTAAATGCTGTTTTTGATAAAACAAATCAAGATTTAATATCTACATACAACAGTATAAAAAATAATAAAGACATGGACTCTGCTGATCAAGCTAGATTAATGAGAACTATGTTAAATCAAGTTCCTTTGCTTAAACAAGGTAAACAATTTTTAGATACACAAATGAAACTTTTTTCTACTGGATCTCAAACAGGGGAAATATCTAATTCTATGGAACCAAAGTTTCAAAGAGTTTATAGTGAACTTTTAAACGGAAAATTTGATGGTGGTATTGTTTTTGAAGGTGATGAGTTAATTTTAAAAGGAATAACTTCTCAAGGCGAACCAATAAATAAAAAACTTAGAGAATTTTCATTAAACATGCCTAAGGTTGTTGACAAAGCAGCATCTTTAACTGATTCTACTGATGGATACATGACTGAACTTGAGGCTGATATAGCTGGTTACCAAAAAACTGGTAAAAATAGCTCAGGTGACTTAAAAATACCTCAACCTCCTGGAAAAGCACAAAGAAAAGCTATTGAAACTAGAATAGATAAAATGGCTAATGATAATGAAGGAGGCGATCCGTTGTATATGTACGGTATGGATACCTTAAACATACCTAGAGATGTTATAGATGCAAGAGTTGATGCATTAACAGGAACTGTTGAAAAGGTTGATATGATAGCAAAAGATATAGATATAGACAATTTAAAAATTGTAAATAGTCAAGGTGAAGAATATGACTCTCCTTTTGGTAATACTAACTTACAAGCAAAAAGTGAACCTATGACTAAAGCTGATGCTAAGCTTAAAGTTTTAGATGAAATGATTGATCAGGAAATGGCTGTTTTAACTTCTGTTTACAATAAATCTATGAAAGTAGCTCCGCAACCTCCTAAATCAGGGCTTACATTAGTTGATAAAACTTATGCTTCAATAATCAAAGAAGGTACTCAAGGAATGACTCCTGATCAAAACAATATAATATCAAGTGATAATCTTCTTGGTGCAACTGCTCAAGATTTCAATGTAGCTAAAGGAACTGGATTTGACAATACAGCTACAAATTTACAAGAAGGATTTAATGAAAACGGAGATTATATAGTTAGTTTTGATCAAATAGCAAAATACGAAGGTGAACCGGCTTTAACAACTACTTATAATTTATCTACAGAAGCTGGAGCTAAAGATTTTTTACTTGCAAGGTTTGAAAATGAACAAGGCAGAAGAGCTTCAAATGCTAAAGACACAAAAGAATCTAAAGAAGATGCTATGAAGTTAGCTCCAATTTATGCTAAAAGTTTTCGTGATTATAACAAAGCACTTAAAAGGCAACAAGCAGAAAGGCTTAAGTTTGAAGAAGAACAAGAAAAAATTAGGCAAATAACAATGAATTTGGATCCTGATTTTGAATCTAGACCAGGATATTCTAGAAAACAATTTAAGGCAAGTCGTCCAGAAATATTTGAAGGTATAACTATAGAATAAATTTTAAATAACATTTATGCTTACAGAAGAACAAAAACAAGAACTTAGAGAAATGGTTTCATCTATGAAATCTCAAGGTGTGTCTGATCAAGAGATACAAGCTTTAGTTGATGCTAAAAGATCTGAGATGCTTGCTTCTAGTACCAATAACATTGAGACTCAAACGGCACCACCTAATGTAAATGAATTTGGCGTTTCATTTGATAAATTAAAAGTAAACGATGAAGAATTTGACGATGTAATAGAATCTTTTAAAATATATGATAAAGAATCTAAAAGATTGCCTTCTAATAATTATACAGGAGCAAGAGGACAACTTCCTCCTCCTGTTATACCTGATAGTAGGTTAGAAGCTTATAATTCTTGGAAAGAAGGAAAATCAACAAAAGAAGTTAGAGATTTACTTCCTAATGCTGAACAAGCCGCTGGTGTTAATGTAAATCCTAGAACCGGACAACGAGTTAATGCTTTTGAAGCAACATTAGGTGTTATTGATAATTTTGCTAATTCTGTTGATCGCACAAAAGTTGCTTTAGGTGAAACGTTAAAAAGATCAGCTTATGAATTAGTAGGACCTGAATGGGCAGATGTGATAGCTACTGTTTTAGATTCAGGAGAAGTTTTAGAGGAGCGTGGTGAATCAAGATTTGATCCTTTAAAAAAAATAGGTTCTAAAGCTTTATCAGCAATAAGAAATGATTATTCTTTTATAGATCCTGAAACAAATAAAAAAATTAAAAGAGAAGAAAACGAAGATAGATGGCAAGAATTAAACAAAGCCTATGAAGATGCTGAGTTTTATAAAGATAGAAAAGGAAAATTAACTTCTCAAACATATACTGAAGAACAAAATGAATTGTTAAAAAATGGACCTCAGTATGAAGATATAAAAAAAGTATATAATTTAAGTAACAAAGAAGTAGGAGAAGATTCTAAAAAAGGAGGAGCTGAATACATACGCGCATTAGAAAACATAGATAAAGTAAGAAATTATACTGGTCCAGGTATAGAGCAAGCTATTAAGAACCAGAGTTTTACACAGTTACTTCCGGCTCTAGCTTCTGCTTTTGAAACAGTTTCAACCAGTGTATTGCCTACTATAGCAGCAACTACAGCAACAGCTTTAATAACAAAAAATCCTACTGCAGCTGCTAGGGTTGGCCAAGCTATGATTACTGCTCAAATAGGTCCACAGCTTTGGACTAGTTATAATGAAGAAAAAGCACAAAGACTTTATCCTAGCCTATCTAAAGAAGAAGCTTTTGATAAAGCTACAAAAGAGGGTAAACTTGAATTTGCTGTACCAGCTGCTTTAACTTTGCCTAGTGTTGTTTTAGA